ATAGTGTCCATGTTCACTGGAAAGGAGAATTGATCATGGATAAGTTCATCGAGATTCTGCTCATCATTCTTTGCATGCTGGCTTGTTTCTGGTGCGGTATGCGTTATGAGAACCGTATGGAGACCGAGCGTTACAATCACATGGTGTCTCAGCTTGAGAATGTGCAGCGTCAGACGGGCGTGCAGTACGATCAGTCGTTCGTTGATTTCATCAATAAGGCTGCACCGGGAGGGGAGCATTGATCATGAGTGTCGAGTCGGATTTCGAGGATGTTGTTAGGATTTGTGAGTTCTACGCAGATCCATCCGAGACTTTCGAGGTTGATCTTGAGAACTGCATTGTTTTGATGGGGGCCCGCAAGATCAGTCCTATTAGGGAGAATGGTCGTTTGGTGTCTTATCTTGTGATTGAGCCTGATGGCTTCTCTCACTGGGTGGACGATTTGGATTCCTATTTCCAGAGTGCGTTTAATTGGGGTGAGCGCTGATGGATTACGACCCGTGGGAGGAGTTGAATATTTTTATCGAGTCGTTCCAGCCGTTGAAGGAGCTGGATGGGTTCCAGGTTGATTTCGACAGTTGCGCCGTGTTCTTCGATGGGAACAGGGTTCGAGTGAACGGTCCTGAGGATTGGGATATCCAATCCCACAATGGAGATAAGACGACGAATCAGGATGGGGCGTATCGTTGGGTTGAGTCCGAGTACGGTATGCTTCCGAATACAGTTCCGCAGTACATGCACCCTTATGAAGGAGATTACGATGACTAAGTTCAAGCATTTGCAGGAGATGGCCTACGCTATTCGTGAGCGTTTTGGCGGTGCTCCTGTGGTGGATGTGGTGAATAGTGCGGTGGTGTTCCGTGACAGTGTGGTGACGCTGCAGTTGAATGCGAAGCGGCAGGCGGGGTGCTTGTGGGTGGTGGACACTCCTGGCGGGTACCACACGTTCCGTCGGACGGACGAGGCACTGGACGTCCTAGCCTCCATCTACTCCTACAGCCTCGTGTGAGCCCCGCTGAGGGCCTAGAAGACCTCCCCCGGTACGATGTACCAGGGGAGGTTTTCTGTGCCGTCTACGTGGCTCCTACGGCTTCACACTCCTGAGCGGATGGCGTCGTAGGGCATGAACCATCGGGCTCTGGGGAAGCGGGTCCAGTGGCGGATTCCGCCTTTCATCTGGGCGCCGACGCAGACGCCGTCCCATTTGGTGTCGTCGTATTGGGGCACGTCTTTGTTCCACAGGAGGAATTGGTATTTGCCCTGGGAGCATTCCTGCCGGGGGAACCATATCTTGTCACCCCACGTCCCGTCGGCGGAGTTGTGGAGCTGGAAGTAGGGCTGGATCCACGTGTCGGCGCCGGGCCATACCATCCACGAGAATTGCCATAGCGGTGTCCATCCGCAGATGTTCCAACTCCACCACCATTCGGCCCCGTCTCTGGTGTCGATGACCTGGGTGTATCCGTCGGTTATGGAGTGGTCGAGGTTTTTGGATCCGTATCCGGTGTAGTTCTGTTCGTCGAGGAATGTGCTTGAGGGTGCCCAGTTGTTGACGTCGGTGTAGGCTTTGATGCCTTCGATCTTCTTGACCGTTGCGACGGCGAGATCGGCTTTGGATTGGATCGCGGCCTGGGCCTTCTTGACGTTCTCGATCTGCTTCTGGAGTGCGAGGAGGTTATTCGCGGCGTCGGCGGCCTTGGTGGTGGCCTGGTCGGCGGCGCTTCTGGCGTTGGTGCCGATGACGCGTACTTCGGCGATAGCTTCCCGATCGCGCTGGATCATGCCCTGGATTTGCCGGTCAGTTTCTTCGAGGGCTGTGATTTTCGGTTGCAGGGCCTGGGCGTCTCGTTGGGCGGCCTGGGCGATAGCCTGGACTGCGTCGGCGGCTGCTTTGGCGTCGCTGGCGGCTTTGGTGTTGGTGCGCACCGTGCCTTCGATGGTGGTCATCCGGCCGGTGAGGTTGGTGACCGCGTCGGCGCTGCGTTTCATGTTGGCCGCTACTGCGTCGAACTGTGTGTCCGCGTAGGCTACACAGTTGGAGAGAGTGCACCCCTCCACAGTACGAATATTAACAATGAACTGCAGGTTCGTGCCAGGCTTGTACGGCACCGACACGCGGACGTCGATCGGGTACGGCTGCGAATTACCGGGAATTTCGATGGTGTCCGCGTACACGTTCTCCTTCCACGTGTTGTCGGCGATCGTGTAGTAGGACACGCAGAACCTGGCACGACTGGTGCCCTGAGCCACAGCCAACCCCGTGATCCGGTACGAGCACCCCTGAGGTCCGGTGAACCGGGGCCCCTTAGCCATGTTGACGTCGTAGTTCCTGTCTTCCGACTTGGAGGCGACCAGGGAGGACCCGACGACTTTCAGAGCCGACCCGGTCCACCAGTTCGCACCCATCTTCCAGTAGTCGTCGAGCGGGTCGACTCCGCTCCCGGCGGGGCCGGCAGGGCCAGGATCGCCCTTGGGACCGGCCGGTCCTGCGGGGCCAGTGGGACCGACGGGGCCTTGGGGACCTTTCTGACCTGGTTCGCCTTTAGCTCCGGTCGGCCCCTGCGGGCCCATGGGTCCTGCAGGCCCAGTGTCTCCCGATACTCCCCGCTCACCCTTGTCCCCCTTAGGTCCGATGGGGCCGGGTTCGCCCTTGGGGCCGGGCAGACCCCGCTGCCCGTCTTTCCCGGGAGGTCCGGGGTTCCCTTCGGGTCCGCGGAGCCCGACGTCGCCTCGAGGCCCGGAGGGGCCGCGGTTGCCGCGCTCGCCCTTGGGCCCTTCAGGGCCTGGGTCGCCGACGGGACCTCTGGGTCCCTGCGGGCCGACGGGCCCGCGGATCATGCCCTTGGCGATGTCATCCCTGATCTTCATCATCTGGTCGCGGGCCTTGGCGACGTCGATCTCGATCTGGGTGGTGTGCAGTGGGGAGACGGGCTCGTGGGCGACGAGCTGCGACAGTAGGTTGGTGCCGTCGTGCAATGGGGCGTGAAGGTCGAGAACCTTCACCCTCCCCCGCTTGAGAAGAATGTGGTGCGTCCAGGGCTCCGGAGGGTTCGTGTACGGCCCCGCGATCTCTACGGGAACGCTGAACTGCCCCTCCACGTCCACCGTGAAGGGTTTGACGATGACGCCGGCTGCGGTCGTCACCACTCGTGGGTCGGGCGCCACCGTCAGAGTACCGGCGGCGTCCCGACCGGCCGCGTCGGTGAGGCGACCGGTCAGGATCGCGCTCATGGTCAGCCCTCACCCCCGGCGAGTTTCTTGGCAACCTTCTGAATGCCGTCGCTGATCTGGTACAGCAGGTAGAAGGCGGAGCCGGGGTTGCGGACCCCTTCCTTACCCGGGCTGAACGTGTCGACAAGGCTGCTCAGGGTGCTGTTGGCGTCCTTGAGCTGGCTGACGATGGGGCCGTCCCAGCGGCGGCCGGCGATACCGGCGCCCGTCTGGTCCGACACCTCAACGAGCCTGTCGCGAATCTCCCTCAGGAGATCGGTGTTCTCCGACATATCGAGATCATCCTCTGCGTAGTAGGAACCGTCGTATCTGATCCGGTGCGTCCACTGAGCACCTATTGTGAGCGGATGGTTGAGGTAGGAGCACGCGCACCGGACCTCTCCGCCCGTCTGGTCACCGGCGTATCCGTCGATATCACCGAATTCGCTGATCCAGGCCTCGCAGATCCAGCCGTTGCACACGATGGCCGTGTGCCCGTCGGATCGCAGAACGTCCCCGTCTTCGACGGGCATACCCGGGTACCACTCCTCGGCTGTGAAGCCTCGCTCGGTCATGCATGCGACCTCGTTGCCGGTCCACATGGACTTGGGCAGAGGGTCGGGCAGGCCGGCATTGTTGAAGCAGTACACCACCAGCTCACTGCAGTCGACGTTGACGTTGACCGCCTGAGAGGTGGGGGAGGGGAGGTTCCAGATCGTCAGGCGCTCGGGCTGCGAGTAACCCACGCACGGGTTCTGCGTGATGTCCCATGCGATCTGAGAGGCGTCCGACTGAAGGCTCATCTCAGCCCTCCTGGGCGGTCTCCACGTTGGCGTCCGCGACGGCGAACAGGGCCGCCAGGAACGGGGTGATGACGTCGATGACGTCCTTGGTCAGGACGCCCTTGACGGCGAGAACGCCGCAGCCGGCGATAGCGACGCGGTACAGGTACTGGCGAACCTTGGGGTCAACCAATCCTTTGAGAGCGGTCATACCAATTCTCCTCACGTTGTTTGTCGATCTTCGTCTCGATCTTCTCGAGACGCTCCATGACTCCCGGCCGTCTGGGGACCCCGGGTCTGGCGGGTACCCCGTTCCAGTCGTCAAGAAGATTGTTGAGTCTCTTCATCCTACTGTTGACCCACGCAGCGAATCCGCCGATGGTGACGAACGAGGTAGTCGCTGTGATGAGGGCCTGCAGGTCTATGAAGAATCCCGGTCCGTGTCCCATTTATCACCTCACGAAGATCTCGGCGAAAGCGTTGCGCGACTGCGGGGAGTCGAAGAAGACGCGGCCCTTCCGGTAGGAGCCGCGGAGCATCTCGGCGATCTTGTCACTGTAGCTCATAAGTACCTCGCCCTCCCGGAGACCCATCTTATTGGTATTATACACCTTCTCGACCCGGGGTCGCTTCTGCTGGCAGAACAGTGTCCCTCCGTCCATCCACAGTGAGAAGACTCCCAGGTCCGTCTTGACGGTGAACATGTACTCGGCCGTCCCCGTCTTGCGCTGCACGAATTGGTTCGTATTGTCGGAGAATGTGTTATCGATCGAGTAGTCGGCGTACGCCTCGTCGAAATCCGTCACGAACTTACCGAACCTAGTGGTGGCCACTTGCGAGGAGAAACGTTGCGAGTCCACGAATTGTGCTGCCACGAACCCGTCCCCGTAGGTGATGAACTCCTTGCCGGGCGTCGGTGTGATGTGCCATTTGATGAAGTAGGGGTTCATGATGGAGATGGCGTTGGACAGCATGAGGACTCGTGTGCGGTCCTGGTACCGGTCCACTGTGGAGTAGAAATCGAGGAGCGCTTTGACCTCGTCCTTCAAATAGTGGATGGTGCCGGTCTCGATGATGAACTCGTCGAAGATGATGGTCGTCACCTTCGGGTACGGGGTGCTCTTGTGCTGGGCCGACGTTGACAATGCCAGGAAGTACCCGGCTTTCCGCCACGCGTCCTTGTCCTCGCCCTTGTTGCGCCAGCAGAGGACGCCGCTGCGGATCTCGAACTCCTGCTCCGGAAACTCGCGGGCGACGTCGGCGACGAAGCTTCCGCGGGTTTTCAGCTCCGTCTTGTAGCGCCTCAGGTAGATGAATTCCTCCCCACGTTCTATCGCCCGTTTGAGCACGTACTTCTTAGCTCCGTAGGACTTGCCGACGCCTCGGGCGCCCATGACCATGTTGAATACGGCGTTGCGGGAGAGGATCTTGTCGAATGAGTAGTAGTCGAATTTCTTAGACATAGCGCTTCAACTTCCACCGACACCCTCCGAACAGGGACGTGGCGTGCCCGTATGCGGGCCCGCGGACGCCGTCGGGGCCGCGCTGTCCGATGATGGTGTCCTTCCCCGTCTCGCAGCAGTATTCGACGTGACCTCCGCCGGAGTACCAGCGGCAGACGATAAGGTCGCCTTCTTTGATTTGGCTCGTGGCGTTGAACCGCCCTCCGCCCTCGGCGATAACCTTGCCGCCTTCGGACATGAGCACAGTGGTGCCGCCCTTACCGATGTCCATGCCCATGACTTTATTGTACAACCACCAGACGAACCCCGAGCAGTCTGTGACACCTGACCTGTCGGGATGGAGTCTGGGCTCGTACCACTGGTGGTAGACGTACTTGCCGATGGAGGCTTTGGCGAGCTTGGTCATCTCACCGATCTTGCCGGAGTCGCCGCCGCCTCCCCCGCCGCCGTCGCCGCCTTTCTTGTCGTCGCCGTCGTCGGATTTCTGGTCGGCGCCGTTGGCCTTCCAGAACCCTCCTACGGTGGGGTAGGCGGCTGCGTTCGACCCGTCCGACATGTAGATGCGCAACACACCGGAACCGTCCGTCCGGGCGTGCTTGATCTTCTTCTCCTCCTTGGCCTTATCCTCGCCGTCCTTGGAGTTATCACCACCCGAGTCTCCGGGGGAGAGCGTGATGCCCTTGGTGTCGAGGTTCTTGATCATCCTGTACGCGATGACATACCTCTGCCCGACGGCGTACCACTCCCCCGAGGCTTTGATGGCGTTCGCCATGGAGTCGAGGGTGGGCGCCGATCCGGCGCTGGCCACCAACCTGTTGAGGATGCGCGCGTAGTTGCCCCATCGGTGCATGACGACGATGAGGAGCATGCCAGCCTCAGTGTACTTCTCCGAGTCCAGCCCGATGGCTTTGAGCCTGGGGATGTACTCGTCCTCCAGGTCTTTGCGCATCTGGTTGTTCTGTATCTTCTTGCCCTCTTCCGAGGCCAGCGCCGCTGATAGTTTCTGCCTATCAGTGCCGCCCAGGGACTGGTACTTGCGAGCCATCGTCCACGTGCCCTTGCCCGCAGCCAGCCATGAGCGGATCGTGGGGCCGAACACGTTCTTGTCGGGGAACTGCTGCAGCAAGTCATAGGCACGCCCCTGAGTCCACTGCCCAATACCGAGCGACAGCGTGTCGGGAGCAGTGATGATGCCGTAGTTGAACCCAGCCTCGACGGTGGCCAGGGTCGCGATGATGCACGCCTTATGCTTGTCATCCCATGCCATGAGTTCCTCCTATATGGTGCGGGGCGTCGGGGATCGCCCGACGCCCCGCGGTTGATGCCGCCCGGATCAGTGGGCGCGCATCATGCAGTTCGACAGGTCGAACCGAGTGCTGTGATTCTTGTCGGTCAGGAACACGGTCTCGATGTGGTACCGGCCCGGGCCCTCGAAGGCCTCGAAAATACCGGTACCCTGCGAGTAGACCATCGCCTCGGGCCACGGGCCGTAGCCGGCGACGAAGGAACTCCAACGGCGCTGACCCTTCGGGCCGGTGACACGAATGTCGAAGTGGGTGTCCTGAACGTTGTGGACGGTGTGGCGCATGATAGCCACGATGATCCACACGTCGTCGGCGTCGAAGTCCAGGTCGAACTCCATGACCGTGACGGGTCGCTCCTCAGGAGTGGACAGCGTACGGTCGCCGGATCCGGCGGTGACCTCCTTGAACCGCTTGTGCAGGGCGCCGACCCTGTTAGCGGCCTGTGTCGCCTGGACCGCCTGACCGGAGATCGCGTTAGCCGTGGTCTTGGCGTCGATGGAGGCCGTGTTCGCGGCGTTGGCGGTGTCCAGTGCCGCGTCGGCCCGGTCGCGCGCCTCCTTGGCCCTGGCGGCCGCCGACGAGGCGACCTTGTTCGCCTCGATGGCGCTCGTGTTCGCCGTCTCGGAGGCGGTGGTGGCCTTCGTCGCCATGTCGAACGCGCGGGTCGCGTCGGCCTTCGCCTGGGAGGACACGGACAGTGTCGACTGCGCCGCTTCGCGGGCGCTGTGGGCGTCGTCCGAGGCGGCGTTCGCCGTCGTCAGGGCGCTGGTCGCGTCCCGGGACGCGGCCTTGGCGGTGACGGTCGCGCCGCCCAGACCCTTGTCGATCTCCTTCATGGCGGAGTTGAAGTCCCCCAGCACGCTGAAGTGGTCGGATGCCACGTAGAGCGGCAGGTTGAAGTTCTCTGTCTTGTTGGTTGCGGGCATATTGAGTCTGCCTCTCTGTCAGGAGACCACCATGCGCTGGAGGTCCGGAATGTTCAGGTTATCGATGTAGTTCAGGTCCTTGGAGGTGATCTGGTCGCCGCCGGTGAACTGAGCTTCGTAGACGTCGTAGACGATGTCGATGACGCGCTTGTACTGCCCCGTCACGGGGGAGAACCCATAGTGAGGGGACAAGTGGGGGAGGACGAACTTGCCGATCGTCTCCAGTTCGGAGATGGTCAGAGGCATGTCCTCCAGCTCCTGGGCTGTTAGGCCCATCTGACTGAAGTCCTCAGCCAGAAGACCTCCAACCGTGTACCGGTTGTGCATGTCATTGATGAGGTCCTGAAGGGTGGAGCTCTCGCCCTCGAGCCAGTTGAAGACATTCACAACGTCCGACTCGAAGTGTTTCTTGACGAGGGCCTTCAGGTCGTTCTCGAACGTGTTGAACTCGTCATCGTACTTGGCGATGGCGGCCGACAGCATCTCGCGAACCTGGGAGGGGAGGGCGTGGTACCCCTCCATCTCCTTGCGCACATCGACCAGAAGCCTGGAGACGGCGGCGTTGTAGTCGGAGGCCAGACCCTGCATCTTCGCGGAGAACTGGTTGACCAGACCCTCACTCACCCACGAGCGCATCTCCTCCATGAGCTGGAGGTAAGTGTACCCGTCACGGTAGGTGAACGGTGTGACATTCGTGACCCTGTAGTCGCCAGGGGTCAGCTGGTACTTGTTATCAATATAGTCCATAGCCCCATCCGTTCACGTACTCGTCTCCTGAAGATCGGATTTGCATGAATAGGCCTCCCAGCTCCGAGATAACGGACATGTCAATATTGAGAAAGGTTTCGCGCCATTTCTGGAGGAGGTCGGTCTTAGGAGTATTATACCCCCACGACCGTGTGACATTCCCAGCCTTAGTCCCCGTCGTCGTCGCGGTGTCGGAGGACCGCTTCTGCTGATCCTGCGTCGCGGAATTGGAATGGTTCTGGCCGGACCCCTTCGATGACGTGTCGTTGGCCGCCGTCGCATAGTCGTCATGACCCGACAGTCGCGTCTGCGGCATCTGAGATTGCACGGTTCGAGCTTTTGACTCCTCGGAAGAGCTGACCCGCGAATCGCTGGACAACGTCTGCTCCGCGTTCTGCTTCGTGTGCATGTCCTGAGTAGTGTCCTGCGTGGAATCACCAGTCGAATGCACATCATGCGTAACCATCGGGTCAAAGTCGACCAGCTCCGACTCGTACAGCTGATTGTAGAACGGCATGATCTCATTCATCTTCACCTTCAACTGGTGGATGAACATGTCGATCGACTCATGTGCGATCTCGTTGTACCAGTAATGGTCCAGAATCTTCTGGTTCAACGAATCCCTGTAGGACTCGTCGAAGATCGGATACTCGTTCAGCCCGACGTTGAGCGGGCCGACGATCTCCACCACCTTGCGCAGCTCGAGCGTGTAGTCAGCCATTGTTCGGGTTCAACTCCTGTTGGTCGGTCGTTCCCAAGTCGGGATTGCCCTTGTCGAGAGCATCTCCAATACCCCCGAGAGCGGTCGCGGCAAGCATAGCGTTCTGAGCATCCGCGGGCTGAGATTCGTCAAGGTTCCACCTCACATCCACCTGCAGGTCGTACATCCGGTTGATATGCTCGCACGCGTACTTGCGAGCGTTCATGGCGACGGCGCGCATCGCCAGAACCTGCCCGGAGGAACCGCTAGCCTCCTCGGCAACCATCCGCTCCCGCTTCTCGGAGTTCACGTTCATAATGCCGAGAAGAGTTAACGCCTCGTTCCATGTCTTCACCTTGGCCTCCATCACGTCCTGAATCTGATGCGGCTTGAATCCGACGTCGAACATGGTCACCTTCTCCGCCAGCGCCGCGGGGGAGAGGGCCTCCGTGCCGAAGATGACGGGCTGCCCCTCGGCGACCTTGCGGAACGCGTTCACGAACGACTGGTACTCGTTGTTATCCACCGAGAACACGAATGGGTGACGGGCGGACAGCATGTTCACCTCGAGCGTCCGGTCGAACGCCGCGAGCCTCTGAGAGTAGATGTCGATGATGTCCCAATCCGGTTCCCGCAGATAGTTCGACCAGATCGGCACGCAGTGCCTGGCGTCCAGAGTCTTGGAGAACACTTGGTTCCCGTAAACCGTGAAATTCGTCGGGTTATCGTACATGTTCACCTGGCCAAGCCCCGTGGCTCGGAGCGCCATGAACCTATCGAACTCCTCGTCGAAGTAGAACACGGCCAACCCGTCGTACATGAGAGTCGCTTCCAGGTAACGGCGATCCACCGTGTCCGGCAGACCCGACCAGGAGAACCGGTTCACGCACATCTCCGACATGATCCGCTTGTACATGCGGACCAGGAGGGCCTCGCGGTTGATCGACGGGTTATTCTTGAAATGGCCGCCGTTGACGAAGGGCTCGTAGATCTCCTTGCGAACCCAATCCCGCTCACCGTTTCGCTTCACCATATGATCCCCTTAAGCGGCTTGTTGTTAGCCCAGTCGATGCGGCCGATCATCGTCTGGTCCTTGTGCCACACGGTGACACCCTTCTCGAAAATACCCCTGATCGTCTGACGGAACGTCTCCGGCATCGTAGAACGCGAAATGTTCATCTCAGCCATCTTCCAGTACGTGAAATGCTCCATGCACCTGAAGTCGCCGGGAGGCACTACGGGCGAATTCATCGCGTACCCGTAACGGAGCCAGAACTCCCCGATGCGCCGCACAGCATCCTCAGGGATGAACTTGAGCCTCTCTACGATGCTCCACGACTCCGCGGCAAGCATGAAAGCATCGCCCCCGACCTGCCCCGACGTTGTCGGGGCGATCGTCTGAGCGTCCTGCACGCGGGCGTTGATACCGGCGATGGCGTTCGCGTAGTCGCCGTTCGCCGCGTACTTCGCGTAGGCCAGGTTCGTGTCGGCGTTGTAACGCATGTACCCCTGGTTCAGGTTCGTCAGCGCGGACGCCTGCTCGGCGGACATGCGCGCCGTGTTCACCTGCTGGGAGTACGTCATACCCGCCTGGGCCATCGTGGAGGCTCCAGACAGAGCGGACCCACCGAGACCGGCCAGGGCGCCCAGGGGGCCCCCGTTGGCCAGTCCCATGAGGGTCGACCCGATCACCTGTCCGCCGACGCCGATACCCGTCTTCTGCAGCCCCATGCGGGCGTTGTAGCCGGCGATGTCCTGGTTCCAGGAGTTGTTCAACGCCGTCTGCTGGCCCGCCTGGGCGATAGCGGCATTGGCTTGGTTGAACTGGGTCTGAGCGCCGTGCAGGGCCCTCTGCTGCGACCACTCGGCGCTCTGGTGCTGATAGGCGATCGAATGCGCGTTCTGCGCCTGAAACATCAGATAGCTGTTGTTCGTCAAGCTGAACGTCGGCAAGTTCGTGAACCCGGTCATCACATCGAAATGCTCCGACCAGCCGTCGTACTGGTCCATATGCCCGCGGGTCCGCTGGCCCAGAGAGTTCACCGTGAACATGATTCGCGGGTTCGGAGGCACCACGTGCGACCACTGGGTCACAGCCAAGCCGGCAGACTGAATCATCTCGGGTTTGAGCAGCAGGGGAGTACCGGAGAACGTGGTCACCTCCACCAGAAGGTACGGGCTCGTCCAGAACTTCCACAGATGGCGGTACCGGGCCGGAAGAATGTCGTCCTTGCGCAGCTTGTCGGTGAGTGTGATCGACTTGTTATTGACGAGCCCCTTCTCACCGATACCCTTCTCCAAGTCGTACACCTCCGCACCCTGGCGGGAGATGCGCGTGTCGCCGCCCTTGGGGTCGACGCCCGACGTGCCCGGCAGCTTGACCTTGAGATCCTTGATCTCATCGAAGTTGATGACACCCTTGGGGATCGCCGTGATCGACACGATGCCCTGAGACACCCACGGCACCAGGGACATGGCATTCGTGAACACGCGGAACCAATCCGCCTTCATCGCGTAGATGGACGTCCCATTCGGAACACCCTCGGCGAAGCTTCCCTTGGACGCGGTGAACGTCGGATTCTTCTCATCCCCGTAAGGCTGGGTGAGATCAACCGTCGAAGCGATGATGATATCGAAATTGGCGGTGTCGATCTTGCCGGCGCTGGGAGTAGAGGCGATGACCTTCCTGTTCACGTCGACGATCTGATACTCCGAACCCAGGTCCAGACCCTCGGGCACCGTCATGTACTTCTGACCGTAATAGTCCCAACCGTTCTCGGCGGCGATCGCCATGTGGGAGCGTTCGCAGTAGGAGCGGCGCACGTCGAACTGGTGCATGTACGTCTGCCAGACGTCGAGCTGCACGGTGATCTGAGTGGTGGCGGGGGCGATGTAGTCGACGGAGGTGATGAAGTAGAAGAATGTATTCCGCGAATTATAAGCGTCACGGTTGTTTCGGGCCACCAGGTAGTTGTACTGGTTGGCCTTCGAGAACGGGATCGGGATACGAATCGGAGCGCCCTGAGCGCAGTAGGTCAGGGACTTCACCTCGATGCGCGACGAGTACTCGTTGACGATGGCGTTGAACGCCTCGTCATAGTTGTCATACCAGACGACGTCCCGGTACTCCTGATCCCACACGACATTCGTCAGGTACACCTCAGTGCTGGGGGACCAGACGGAGTAGTCGAAGCCCATCCCGAACGAGCCGATATCCTCCGGAGGGTCATAAGCTGTAGGCATATATAGAGTATAGCACATAGGTTAAAGGGCCGGCCCGGGGAGAACGAACTCGACCCGGACCGGCCCATCGCCGGTGAGGCAGAAAGGAGGAAGGACCTCACCGACGGGCTACCCTGCCCACGGCACCAGTGTACCACAAGCAGGAGGCGGTGTCACTTCTTCGGCCAGACCTTCACAGCCTTCGCCTTGTCAACAGCGATCGACGCCGTCTTCGAAGCGATCGTCTTCTTCACGTCCGCGCTGTCACGGTAGACCAGCGTGGCAGTGACGGTGACCGCGTCGGCATCCTCATCCTGACCCAGGTGCAGGATGCCCTCGTTATCGATCTTCGTCCGCTGAGAGTTCGCACCCGACACGGTGTAGTCGATACCCAGCTCAAGACCATCCGTGTTGTCACCAGTCACGGCGAACGTCACTTCGACGTTGCCGCCCGGGATCGCCTTGTTAGCAGCACCCACAGGCTTGCCTCCCTGAGTAGCGGTGTAACCGCCCAAGGCCAGGTTAGCGCCGGGACGGACGCGAACGTTCTGGTCGTCATCGCCGGTCCAGAACATGACCGCAGGGACGAACAGCGACGTGCTGATAACCTCCCAGTGGTGGAGGAAGTAGTTCGTGCCCAGGCTGACCGGGTTCGGCTGACTGGTGTTCTCAAGAAGGTTATCGGCGATGACGAAGAAATCCTTCGTCGTCAGAATCGCCTGAGCCTTATCGATACCCATCTGCTCGGCCGGAACGGGAATCACCCGAGCGTACATGTCGACAGGGGACAGGTTGAACGCAGCCGCCAGAGCCTCGACGTCAATGTTCGCCTTCACCTCGGGGGTGACGATGAGGATCAGATCCTCCCGCTTGGCGAACGTCTCCATGCGCGCGGCGTTGTACTGGCGGGACAGGAACGTCAGGTTATCCGTCATCGCGCGGACGCGCTTAATCAGCTGCTTCGCGTCCGACTCGGTGGCAGTCAGGCTCCGAAGGTCGGGAACCTTGACGTGGTAGAAGCCGCCGTTCTTCTCGTACTCGGCGAACAGCGAGCAGGTCAGAAGGAACTCGTCCCACTGGTCCGAAGTCGTCGGTGACGCCAGAATCTGACTCAGGTAGTTCTGCAAGCCCGACTCGTCCAGGAACGCACGACGCAGCTGATCCCGGTTCACCGTGATCTTGTAATACTCCTGACGGTTCACAGTGTGGAACTGAGAGGCAACATTAGGCTTGTGAGCGCCGAAAATATCCTTCTCCATGTAGTCGCGCTCAGAGTTGTAGGTGTACGAGGAGACCAGACCAGTCTGCACCTCCTCGATCGTGTCACCGAAGTTCAGCATGCCTCGCTTGAACTCCCGCAACGGGTTGTTCCACGTGATGTCACGGGTGATGTACGTGCCGACACGGTTGATCAGAGCGTCGGTGAACTCGTTGAAATGCGGAGTGTACGACGTCAGCTGCTGGACGACGTCGGCCACAGAACCCTTCGTAGCAGCCGGAATGCGCCGCTGATAATCCGAAGTAGCGTCATTGCGGATACGGTTCAGAATCTCGATGTTGTCAAAGTCGCGAATGCGACCGCTGGGGAGCGTCATGGTCAGGCCTCCTTAGGCTTGGAAAAGAAGGAGGCGATGCTGCCGTCATCCCCGTCGTCAGCATCGCTCGTGTCGTCACCGTGCGACTCGGCGTCGCCGGCGTTGTCCCCACCCGCGCCGATGGCCTCGAGCAGGTCGTAGTTCTTGCTCTTAAGACCATCGACAGTCTTGGACAGAGCAGAGTTGGAGTCTGTCAGCTCCGAAATCTTGGCACCGGCACTGTCAGCCTTGTCCTTGACAGTGTTGTAGGCGGCACGGAGATCGTCATAGATCGTCTCCGACGGCCCCTCCTCGCCAGGATTGATCAAAGACTGAAGGAGACCTTCAAAATCCATGATACCTCCATGCAAACGTATGGGCTATGAGCGGTAGTTCCACTCATAGCCCATACTATCACAGACTGCCGAGAAGCCTCGGCGGAGCAACCAACTCAGCGTCGCGGGCCCGGTCTCATCCGGCGGTATGCGCCCACAACGACACCGATCAGCTCTCCTCGGTGTCTGAGCTCTCGAACGGCCCAGGGGAGGGGTGAGACGCCTCCTCCGACTCGGCGATCTTCATCTTCACGAACTCCGTGACAACCCTCCTCATGAGCTCCGGCTTGGGCACGTGAACCTCCCACTGATAGTTATCGAAGAACTCGACCACCCAAATGGGAAGGGTGAGGGAAACCGTCTTGGACTTGCGCATCATGACTCCTTTACTGGGGTGAACGTGAAATGAGTCTCCGTGAGAAATGTTCCTCCGGCGATCATCTTAGGCACAAGTTTACCATCATACGTCTGGCGCGTCAATAAGTCCTCAGGCCAGATCTCATAAGGCCTCCCCGTATGCGGATTCTTCCTCGGCAGACCCGCAATGTGAGTATCAGGGACCCCATCACTCACCTCGCAATACTGCTTCGCCCTCACGAAAATAGCCCTATCGAAAGTACCCTCGATCTTCCACGCGCCCAGACGTGTGGGATGAATATCCAAGCCCTCCGGAGGCTCCGTACCCTTCAAATGAAGCGAATCCGTATCCGCGTAGAGGAAGCGATCATAATTAGCCGCGGCAGAACGGATCGTATAGTCCCGAGCCCAAGCGGTCACGAAAACCCCGACGGGGGTGTAAACCGGCTTCACAACCTCCTCATTCTCAGACGCCACATAGTTAACAACGCCATTGTGGAGCTCGGGAAGCTTATTGCGCCTTTCAATTCGAGCCGCGAACTTGCCGTACAGAGAATTGAGCATCAACTTAGCGATCTGCCGCTTCCCTCCCGTGGACACCTCCTTAACACCCATCCACTTATCGATGTAATCCTTGAAAGCCCCTACCCGGCAGTGGAAAATAGTGACATCACTATAGCTGTACAACTCCACATCGTACATGTCATTGATGAGCGACCAGTCAACATTCGTCATACGCATCTCAGTCGGCTCATCCACCGACCTCAGGTACTCCGTCGGATTGGCTCTATGCGAACCCCGCAATTGGATGCAGGGGATACCCCGTTCCTTGAGCTTCGCAGTGAAACGAAAAGTAGCGACCCAAAGATAATCATCAGAAATCTCCTCAGGAGGAATATCAACCGAAATAGGCTTCCCGAAGGGGAGAGGCCTCGAATACATGATAAACGGGTACAGAGAATTAACGTCGAGAACCATACCCTCACCCTGCACAACGCCAGCCGTGCGGGTATCAGCATAGGTGAACCCACCGCGATAGGCGGCCCGCACCTTCATGTCATCCTCCACAGAAAGCTGAGGAAACCATTTCTTGAAAGTCTTACTCCCCACAACCCTCTTGTACCCCTTCAAAGCATCCGAGGAGGCTGTCATACTATCCAAACCCTCAGCGATCTGCTGACGGAGAGCCTCGGCAACGATTCCCGTATCATTACGAACGTACTGACGCTCCTCGAACGTAGGCTGGTAACCCGGCTCGCGATAGGACATGTAATCGATCACACCCTTGCTCATCTCGAGGCCATAAGCACCCGCCATGCTCTGAACAGAAAGAGGAATCTTCTTCAACGAATCCATGAAAATAACATCAGCTTCCTCCGTCGAAACCCAGATCCTGTAGAACTGACTCTCAGAAGAAATGATAGGGGTGAACGACAGTGGGGGAGGGGCCCCCTTCGCAACATTCGGGTCATTACAACGAAAGCCATTGTGAAGAAGCCAATCGATAATGTACCCACCATCGAACTTCAAATTATGGAAGAACACCGTCCTCTCACCCACGAGAATAGAGCTCATGAACTCGTCGATCGTGTAACCGATAACATTGACGTTCCAGTCATCAACATTTCTCACAGACCAGAGCCACACCCTGGTGGAGTCGGGAAGCGACCCATCATCCGGAATATCGGCTGTAGTCTCGAAATCCGCACAGAGAATCTGCCTCTCATCGGATAGGGCGGACTTGCAACGTCTTGGCATAGCTGACAGCATCCTTTCCATTGAACAGTTCGTCACTCTGAGCTGCGAAAGCGTCGCTGGGAGAGTTGCGATCGGAATCGAACTCCTTATTCCCCTCATAACGGAATGACAGTCCCGAGATGAACTCATCATCAACAGTCCACAGAACACGAAGCAAATCATCGGGAAGGTCCGCCAAAGCTTTCAACGACGGGTTTCCCGAGCTCTCTGTAAGCTTACGAATATTAGCCCGTATACCCTCCACCATCTTCTTATCGGCTCTCGTAGTGGAAACCTCGCGCTCCCTATCAGTGAGAATCTTAACGGCCCGCTCATTCGTGAAAGTGTGCACCTTATACGGCTCGCGTTCGGTGTACATGCGAGCGTCATCCCCCTTGTGGGCATAAGGATGCCTGATATTGAAAACCTCAGAGAAAGTCTTCGAACCGCGCCAAGGAATCTCGGTGCCCCCAACACGACGATAGAACTCCCAAGCATGTTCATTACTCCTCTTCTGAGCGTACACGTAACGGAGCATGCTCTTAGCGGAGATGGGTTCTCCCGAACGGGAAGGGTAGTAAGAAACGTTAGGCGCCATGAACTCCTCCAGACGGTGCGCGTGAGCCTCTACCTGCGCCTTAGTCATACGCCCCACTAGGGGAGTACCCTTACGCGGATCTAGGGCCGTGTGGGCGATGTCAACGCCTCCTGCGCCGCTCGTAACACCCCTCAGAGGGCGGAGTACGGACGGGGCGTACGTCCCCTGCCGGATCTTGCTGATCTTCCTCGAAGCCCGAGCCTCAAGACGACGAGCATAATCCCTCCACCCCTCAAGATCCGTCGGCTTCTCAAGTCTAGCCATTGAAGGACTCCTTTCTAATCACACTAATAGTATACCACAAAACAACGGGGAGGGCGCCGCACAATGACAGTGCGACGCCCCCCATACGGACAGGATCAGCGGCGATAAGCACGCCGCGGGTTAGCCAAAGTCGAACGATCCCCCTTCTTCATGTAACCAAGAAACTTCGGGAAACGAATCTCAAGGGACTGGCCAGCCCCATTCTTCGACTTCCACTCACGAAGAACAAGCGTCCCTGAAAGCGTGATCTGATCACCCTTACCGACAAGACCCATGATGTACTCATAAGAATCGCCGAAGAAAGAAGCATTCAGGTAAAGGGGTTCGCCATCGTCAACCCATTCCTCAGTCTTCTTATCGAACTGACGACGAGTAGCGGCAATACCAAGACGAACAATCAATTCGCCATTCTTGGTCTTAGCGGTCTCCGGGTCGCGGGTCAGGTTGCCAGTCACGGTCATCTCAGCACTCATT